CCAAGGCGACCAAGAAGATCGGTAGAACCAAAAACGTCAGGCAGAAAATCACCAAAGCCAACCCTGCTTTCAACCGCATATTCCATCTCCCCCTGCGGGTCTATTTCGTCCAGCGCACGCAGCGCCGGTATCAGCTTGTCCTCGACTAACGCTTCGGTCAGTACGCTACTAGCGTATGTCGTGCCGACCATGCTGTACGGGTCAAGGTCGCTCTCTAATACAGACGCGATGGTGTCGTGTAGGAGCGTGCCTTCGTCGGCGTAGCTGCTGCTGGGCTGGGGCGGCATGGTGTCCACCAGCGCCACGCTGCCAGGGCAGGCTATGACGCGCTTGGCGGTCGAACCGCCGACTATCTTACTGTGTTGCATAATGTACCTCATTTTACTGTTTGAACCCTCATCATACAGACAACAAAATTTGATGCAAGCCTTGAAATGCAAAAAATTTTGGAGTAGCCCTTCGTCATGACTGAGAAAGAAATAGAGCGGTACTTCTGCAAACGTGTGCGGGCGCTGGGCGGTTTTGCCTACAAGTTTCGCAGCGTTACGCAGATAGGCGTTGCCGACCGCATAGCCTGTATGCCTAACGGCGAGGCTTGGTTTGTAGAGATCAAGCAGCCCAACGGACGCCTGTCTGCGTTGCAGCGTATCTTTTCAGAAGAGATGGCACACACCAAGCAGCACTACGCGTGTCTGTGGTCGATAGAGGACATAGACGCATGGCTCAAACGCTTCAGCTAAGGCCATATCAGGAGCAGGCGGCGACGTTTCTGTACGAACGTGACCGCGCCATGATCCTTGCGCCTGTGGGCGCTGGCAAGACCGCCATCACCTTGACGGCGATGGATGAGATGCTGCGCGACGGCATCGTCAACCGCTGGCTGGTGGTGGCGCCCAAGCGTGTCTGCACAGATGTGTGGCCGGTGGAAGCGCCGAAGTGGTCTGGCATCGCCCCTGCACTTGCTGTCGGCACGCCGTCGCAACGCATCGCAGCACTTCAGAGCGATGCCAGTGTGGTGGTCATTAACTATGACAACCTAGATAAGCTAGAGGACTTATCCAGTTTCGACGGCGTTGTGTTTGACGAACTGACGCGGCTGAAGAACCCGTCGGGCAAACGCTTCAAGGCGCTGGAAAAGATGATGGCGTCTATGAAGATACGCTGGGGTCTGACCGGCTCGTTCACCTCGAACGGGCTGGAGGATGTCTTCGGCCAGTGCAAGATCATTGACCAAGGGCTGCTGGGCCGTGCCAAGGGCGCGTTCATGCAGCAGTATTTCATCTGCACCAACCGCGACTTCGGCCAATGGGTGCCGGCAGCCGGCGGGCTTGAGCAAGTCATGAAGCGCATCCGCCCTGCGACGTTTGTGCTGGAGCCGGGCGAGTACAAGGACAAGCTGCCGCCATGCCATGTCACTGAGGTGCGTGTGCCGCTGACAGACCGTGCGCCATACGAAAAGATGAAGCGCGAGTATGTCGTGCGCTTTGGTGATGACCAAATCGTAGCGCAGAACGCAGCGGCGGTAACGACCAAGCTGCAACAGATGGCGTCTGGCTTTGTCTACAACCGCGACGCAGGCACGCCGTCCATCTGGTTCAGCAGCCACAAGTTTGACCGGCTGGAAGAACTGCTGGCGGAGAACCAGCGGGCCAACACCATCATCGCGTACACCTATCAGGAAGAGTTGGCAGAACTGAAGCGCCGCTTCCCGCACGCGCAGACGATGGATGATGACAACGTCATCGAACGCTGGAACGCAGGCGAGGTAGAGTTGTTGCTGGCCCACCCTAAGTCGGCAGGCCACGGCCTGAACCTACAGCATGGCGGTTGCCACATGGTGTTCCTGTCGCTGCCGTGGTCGCTGGAGTTGTACGAACAGACGGTCGGTCGCCTGCACCGCAGCGGACAGACAAAGGATGTCTGGGTCTATGTGATGCTGACCGAAAAGAGTATTGACGAACGCATATGGGCGGCGCTGCACGACAAGCGTGCGGTGTCCGACATAGCATTAGAGGAACTGAAAAATGAGTAAACTAAACTGGCGGTCGATGATTGCCGTGCTGTCTGACCTTACGGAAGACCAGCTAAAGCAGGCGCTGGACGCTGAACTGAAGACGCACAAGCGCCCGGCCATCGCCCGGCGTTTGCACCAGCGTTACTCTGCCATGCGGACAGCGCGGGAGCGCGTCGAGATTATGATAGGGCTGAAGAAATGACAGACCATGCAGCGGCAACCGCTGAGGCGCTAGAAATGGTGATTGCCATGCTCAAGGCAGGGCAATCACCTGAAGACTTAGGCCCGATGGTTATACTGATCGGGCGTATGATGGCTAGGCGAACCTAAGCCAGATATTGCGACAGCGCAGTTGCTGCTGCGCCGATGATGGCAAGCGCACCAGCCAGCTTGGCTTTCCAACCAAGGGCAGTCTTCGGTGCATTGTCCATAGGTATGATTTTGCCGGTGACTTCTTTCACGGCAATTTTCGTAATGAGGTTCTTTAAGTTCATGGTACTCTCCTTACAACCAAGCAGCGTACTTCTTGGTTTTCAGTTTGCGGTCATCAAGGCCGTGTGTGCCCCCGTTGATCCGCTTCGTTAGCGCCAGAATGGCAGCATCGTTGATGCCTTGGTCGCAGATGGACCATAGCTTATTTTTGTCAAAGAACCAAAGGGCACTTTCAAAAGCCAGTTCGGTAGCCACCAGATCGGGATTCGTCATCACGTCTGGGCGGTTCACATACTTAGCAAACTCAGAATAGTTAAATTTTCCAGTGAGTTGCAAGGCTCCTCGCCCGCGAAAAGCGAAACCCTCGCCTGACGCTTCGTCGCCATTACCCATGCGGTTGCCGTAAACGCGGTTGGCAATCTTTGCAGGCTTGCGCTCGTAAGCACGGGCTAGTGCGTCGGTCGGGAAGTACTTACGGAAGATGCCGCGCAGACCCTTGGCGCCGTAGTTCAGGTTCTCGCTGAACGCTTTGAAGTTGCCCGACTCATGCGCCGTCTGAGCAAAGAAATGTGCAGCACGATCAGGTGATAGTTTATAGTAAGCCGCAGCCGCCTTAAATGTACCCGGACCAAATGCGCCATCTGCGGTCACTCCGATCTTTTTCTGAAGGTTTACAAGGCTCATTTATCGTCCTTCCGATTATTCCATAGCTCAAAGAGCGTCTTGATCTTTTCTTCCGCCACGCCCAGCCGCACGTCCATCTTAGCAAGGATGATCGTAAGCGTGATGAACGCAAGAACGATGGGCCAAAGCTGGCCGATCATCTCAACGGTGGAGAGTTCGCCCGCCATTATGCTGCTGGGTTTCGCCAATCAGGAAAGTCGCTTTCGTCAACCACGCCATCGCCGTTGGCGTCGTAGCGTAGGTCGTTGCGGTACTTCTCCCACGGGGCCATATCGTCATCATCATCATCTTCATCAACCACCGCGGGCACCATCGCCGGCGTCAGTTCAAGCGGTGCTTCTGGTTCCGGCGCAGGCGCTTCCGGCTCAGGCTCTGCTTTGTCACGCGCATTAGCGTTGAGGCTCAGGCCGCCGAGCAGCCCGACAAGCGCGCCGATGATGGTCTGGAACGCAGGGTTAATCATCTCAAGGATGGCAGTGCTGTCCACGACATCGTTCGGCATGAACAGGCCGGCGACAAGCGCCAGCACAACGACAAGGATAACCGCAGACAGCGTGACGATGGCAACGCGGATGACAAACTCAACGGTGTCATTGACGCCGTCTTGTCTGCTTTCAAAACTATTTAGGAAGCTCATCTTCTTTATCCTTTTTCTTCATAGGGCCGCTGCCCTGCCCAGCCATTAGCCCTGCCAACGCGCCGACAATGAACGTCGCTATCGGGTTGATCAACTTAAAAAACTCAGCGTCGTTAGGGGACTGCCCCTCCATTGGCTGCGACACAAACACCAACGAGTATAGCACAGTCGCAACGATAAAGGTAAGCGTCAGCGACAGGACGATGCCGACGATGAACCGCAGCAGTTCCTCTGGCGACCATTCGCTAGTCGGCTTCATCTTCTTCGCCCGTATTTATCAGCCATTCGGTGCAGTAGCCCATAGCGATGCACTTGGGCTTCTTGCAGATTTCGGCTTGCCAGTTCGCAGGGTCTTGGCAATCGTAGCGGTAGCGGTCTTGGCAGCCCATCAGCGCCAGCGCCGCTAGTAGTAGGCTGACTACGCGCATACGCTCTCCTTAGCCGGCCTTTATCAATATGCCGATTAATAGCAGAATGATTGTGCCGGCCACAGACATACCGATTTTTTCAAGACGCTTTAGCCGCGCGCAGATGCTCTCGTACCGAAACGCGCAGACCTGTTCGTGCGTGTTAAGCTGCGCTTGGGTTTCGTTGATAGTAGCCATTCTTAAATCCTAAAACTCTACTAAGGTATATTCGCTGTCAGGTATCTTCCGACGTTTTTCGCGTTCTTGCGCCAGTAAAGTCTGCTGCGCTGTCTGCGCCATAACATTACGCGAAGACGGCTTAACGCCGCGCGGCTGGCTGGCGCTGACAAGTGCGCGATTTACTTGCTTCTTTGTCATTTGGTTTGCAATACCTTCAGCGGTTGCACCGCTGCCGGCCAACACAGCCGTTGTTGTCGGCGCAACATAGGCGCTTGCGCCGTAACCAAAACCTTTCATTCCAGACGGAGTTGCGCTAGGTGATAGCCGTCCCAGCGTCATCAGTACTTTTTGCGTAGCGGTCCCGTTTGCCACTTTCTTAATCAACGCTTGCGTTGGCGCGTCAAACTTTGACAACTTACGCTCGTTGGTAGCGATGCTACTAAACTCGTCGCGCAGCGCGCGACCAAACGATTTAGTGCCGTCCAACTTTGACGATGCAGCAGTTGCTCTTTTAACCGCGTTTTCCAACGTTTCAGTTTTATAGCCCTGCGCTCGGACGGCGCGTGCTTCTTTAAGGCGCGCATTTGCAATGCTGGCATCGCGGTTAGGAATCCCAAAACCAGTGTTATATTCGCGGCCACCAAAGTTAACGTTGGTAGGGGACCGGCCTTCAGCAAACGTTGTCTGTTCCGGCGTCAGGCCATCCATATATTCGTCTATAAGTTCATCAAGAGCGTTAACTATAGCGCGTTCTTTATCGGTCCCGCGGGCGCCGCCAACTTGATTATATGGAATATCTCGGACGTTTTTCCGAAGTTCTTCCAACATATCATATCTTATAGGTTTGCCTGATTTTTTAGTTATTAAGTCTAACGCTTCGTTAACTATTCCCGGCGCGGTGTCTGGATCGTAACGCAAACTTTTTAATTTTGCTTGAGTCTTGGACACCAAGTCCGCCATCGCTTGCCCCGAAACATTTATGTTTTCGGCTTCCATTTGTTTGTACAGGTTTTCAGCCGTGTTCTCTAGCACGCCCGAAGGAATTGGCTTTGTCGTAGGCGTAGCTATTTTACCGCCCGTAGCGCCACCAGCCAGTGAAAGCCCCGCTAAAACAGCCGGGTTTTCTATACCAAGGTAGTTGGACGCGATGGATGGTGCCGCGCCAGCGGCTGCACCAGCAACCGTCTGCCCGCGAAGGTTTTGGCCCATCTCGCGCATAAAGTTTTGGACCGGCTGTGACCCTGTCTTAAACAAGTTCTGCGCCGCTTTGCCTTGGCTAAAAGCGCCGGTGCCTGCTTCCAGCACATCACTGTAAACTTGTTGACCGGGCGTTTCTGGGCGGCTTCCAATGCCGACGTTTTCAAAGCCCTTACGAATAGTTTCTGACGGCAGCGGGACGCGCTCGACATCAAATAGTGACCCACCCAAGTTGTATAGTGCTGTACCGAGGTCGGCGACGCCTAACGATAGCACGCCGCCTGCCGCACCGGGGATAGCGCCAATGCCAGCAAACGGTGCGCCAGCAGCGCCGCCGACTAATGCTGCCGTTGCGTAAGGTGCAAGCGCGCCTGTGGTAATTTCAGCATATTTCGCGGCGTCCGTGCGTGGCGGTTTGACTGGCGTCGAAGGGCCAGAAAGATGACCGATAATTTCCGCGTCAGTATACCCCGCAGCGCGCGCGGCGGCAGTGTCGAACGCGTCTTCGCCAGCTAAGAAGTCAGCGATCTCTGCGTCGGTGTAACCCGCGCGACGCGCACCTTCGACATCAAACTTAGCCATGCTTACTTTTTCCTACGGAAAGAGTCGAGAGGAGGTTTACCTTTACCGCCGCCAGTTGGCGTGCCGCGCTTTACGGGCGTTAGCCCTGCGCCGCGTACAAGTATTGGCAAGACTATGTTCTGCCATTTTGCCAAACGCACGGGCGCGGGCGTGAGTGGGTTGGCTATGTCGCCCATTGTACTAGCTATTAATCGAACGTCAGCGTCTGAAATTTGCGCGCCTAACTTGCCACGCAGTTTTTCAAACGTCATGTTGTCTTTTAATGTTTCTAGTTGACCTCGCGCCACAGCCCCCGACGTGCCTACGCCGACGAACCCTGCTATGTCAGAACCTATTTTTTCTAAGCCGCCGCTGGTGGACGCTTTAATTAACGGCGAAACCGAGTCTTCGCCGGTTTTTTCGTTGTAATCAAACAACTCAAGTGCTGTCCGGAACCCTTTCCGCCGTTGCATTTCGCTGACAGTTTGCGGTTTGGCCGTAGGCGTACCCGCGCCTGTAGCGGCAGGTGTGCCTGTACGTGTAGGCGTCCGGCGATTACCGCCGCCCGCGCTTTCGACTTTGATAATATCATCACGAACAGCTTCCCAAGGCACGTTTGTATATTTCCCCGGACGGTTGCTAGGCAAGCCAGCCCAAGTCTTTTTAAGGTCCCCACCCTTACGCTCCTCATACAGAGCTTTTGCAAGCTGCTCTTGAACGTCTGCGGTAAAGGTCGTGTTGCGCCAGTTAGGCCCAAGAACTTTTGGTGCTATCTCTTGGAGCGTTCCATAAGTAAATTGATACGTACCAACAGCGCCAGTGCCTTCGCGCGGGCCGGCGCCGACTCTACCGCGTGTTTTGGGTATCAGCGTGTTGCGCTGGAAGTCCTGCACTTCGCCTATGGTAGACTGCGAAATAGGCTTTGGAGGTAAGCCAAACTCGCCAAACCCATACACAACGTCAGCAGTGTTACCTTGCCCCGGCGCACCGCGTGGGGTGGTGCGTGGCGTCCCAACGGCTGCTGGCGGCGTAGGTGTAACAGGCGGCATCATTGGCTGCTGGCCTGTGCCGCCGCCAACTGCGTATGGCGATCTAACGCCAGTGCTGGCGAAAGTAGGGTTACGCACGGCGGTGGCAAGATTTGCTGTTGGATCGCCGACAATGGCTTCGGCAGAAACGCCGGTAAGCGGATTTGTGTTCATCAACGTGCCGTCAACAACGTTTGTTGTCATCTTAGTTTGTTCTGGCGGAGCGGTAAACCGGAACAGTTCTTGACCAAAGTTAGATGAGTTAGCGTTGGCATCAAAGAATACCGTAGCGTCGCCTACCTTTGACTCCTTCACTTCAGGCATGACATTATTAAGCGCCGCGCGGGCCACATCTGATCGCGAAATAAATTGCAGCGCAAACAGTTTACGGTCGTTTGCGTCAGGTATGTCTTGTATCTGTTGTAACAGGGGGCCAAATTTATCTGGTTCCATGCCAACGCTGGCAAAAGTTTGACCTACTTGGTTTATGGTCGCGTCGCTGGGGTCGCGTAATATACCTACTAAACCCGTACCTAACGCCGACACTAACGCCGTTGACTGTTCCAAACTAAACTTGTCCGCCGCGCGGCCTTCGCCAGCAACTGCGCGGGTTTCAGCGTTCTTTGCAAATTCCATTTCCTGACGCGTGCGCTCACCTTGAAGCTGCGCCGCGCGCTGTTGCGACGCCATGTTCATCATGTTTGCATACTGCGCCGTCAGCTTTGACGGATCAGCAAGCTGTGGCCCTTTTGCTTGAAGCGCTATCATTTGGTTTGCCATGCGGTTACACCTTTATCCAATTCTCATCATGTTGGAGTTACGCACCATTGGGTCATACCCGAAAATAGGCGCCGCCTGCGGCATAACCATTGACGGTGCCGCCGTGGGGGTGGTGCGGGCGGCGGTACTAGGGTTGTTGTTCCTGTAGTACTCCATCATGGCGTTGTTCATAGGCACTTGCGATGCAAAGTTACCTATCTGCCCCATAGCGTTTGTTATCGCGTTAGCTTGACCGACGTAACCAGACGCACGGGCTGCTCCAGCGTTTGTCAGGCCACCGGCTTGTGCGTTGCCGACATTGTACGCGCCTTGCGAAGCAGCGTTTGCCAAGTTCATAGCGCCGCCTGAAACAGCATTTGCTACGTTGTACGCATTTTGTGCAGTGTTCTGACCGCGGGCCAGTGTAAGACCGCCTACATTGCCGTAATATGCCGCATCGTTTGCTTTGGTTGCTGCGGCGCGGTCCATAAGATTTTGGCTTGTCGCACTAGCGCGGCCCAAATCGAGTCCTGCTGTTGTTCGCCCAAAATCCAAATTAAGCCCAGCCATAGCTTGACCGCGCTCTCTAGCAAGATTGCCCGTTGTTGCGCCGCGGTTCATAGCTATACCGCTAGTTGTGGACGCCCGCCCTAGGGAGTTCGCGGTTGTCGATTGCGCCCGCTGCAAAGCGTTTGCTGCGATGTTTGAACCATACTGGCCCGCAGCGCCCGTCATAGTATTTGCCGCTGACTGACCCGAAGATGATATACCGCCAAGCGTGTTAAGGCGCGCAGCGCGTTCAGCTTGAGCGCGATTAAATGCGTTTTGAAATTCTTGGCTGGCTAAGTCTTGACCAAACCGCGTGATGTTTTTTAACGCGCCGCCAGACAATACGCCGCCGCGCGCGGATGCTGATCGCTCTAGCCCCTTTATACCTTCCGATTGGCGGAAAGCATAACCGGGGTCCATCGCAAACTCGCCTGCGCCAAAAGCCTTAGCGTACTCGCCGTAATTAGCAGCATTCTTGTCGCCGCTAAGGCCCATAAGCTGCATAATTTGATCTTGAGCGAGGCGACCATCATCAATAAATGGTCGTTGGAATTCGCCCTGCCGCTCGTAGGTTTGTCTATAAGCGTCTTCAGCGGCGGTAGCCCCCAAATCCGTCGCAAATTGGGCCGCGTCAAAACCCTTGTTAACGTCGGTCAGGGCAGTGTCAAAGCCTCTATTGGCGTCGGTTAGGGCAGTGTCGAAGCCAGCGCCCAAATCTCCGCGCGCGCCGGCAAACGAAGCCCTATATGCGTTTCCAGCAGCGTCAAAACCTTTATCCGCGGCTTCTTGGGCTGCGGTAAACGCCCGCTCGTCCGCGCCCCGCGTTTCGGTAAAGCGCAAGCGTTCCAGATTCTGCGCCTGCGTGTTTGCTTCATTCTGCGCCTGCTGCGCTATGGCTGAGGCTTCTTTTGCCGCCGCAACGGCTTCAGCCGAGCCAGTACGCTGCGCTTCTACTGCCAACGCTGCTGCACGCTCCTGCGATGCTGCTGCGGCGGTAGCTGCTTGAGCCTGTGTGTCAGCCGCCTTTTTAGATGCTTTACTAGCGATTACACCGCCGCCAATTGCGGCTGTTGCTGTTATAGCTGCTGCTGCTGCCACACCCATTTTACGCTTCCTTCAGTTGTAAACGGTATGCGCTACCGTGATCTTGCGCGCCTAGGCGCTTATATAGCATGGAAATACGGGGGCCGGAACCCCTTTTCCCTGCCTCAAAAAAGACTTCGTCAACACCTTTATTTTTTAGCTCTTTAATTGCTTCGCGTTGCAGCTTCAACCCTAAACCGGGGAACTCTGGTGACGCAAAAAATGTAGTGTTTGTAGCCGACAAAATGTCAGGTGAAGTCAACGATGGGGCTATTAACGTCATCAGATAACCAAACATACGACCGTTACACCGAGCGGTCATAATCTGCATACCGCCAACGCCGTACAGCGCGCGCATAAGCGGCAAGTTTTTATTCTGCCAGTTGCCCGGTGTTTCGCCTACCTGAATAAGATGCTCATCAAACAGACTGTCGGCGTCGCGCACCCAGCTATCAAAGTCTTCTGTCTGGAAGGTGACGCCTTCGGGCGGCTCATTAACCTTGGGCGCGAACGCCGTTATTGTCTGATGCTTGGCAACCGACGCCAACTTTTCCATCGCGGAAGCATATGCCGTGTAATGGCGCATCATTGCGGGCAAATTGATCTGGATGTTGGCAGGCGCCATACGCGCGTAGTGGTCAAGATCATGCGGTTGCTGGAGGCAATGCTCAAACACTGCCGCGCAAGTGTCTTCTTCATTCAGGCTGTCGAACGACACTGACAACACGTTGGGTAGCCGCGCTTCGATCTGGTCTAGGCTGCGGTCCAGCTTTAGCAGTATTGCGTCAAGTTTATCGCGGTCAAACTGCGTGCCGGCTATCTTCATCAAACTTTCGGCAACTTCGTCACGCGGACGGCGAACAACCAGAACGCGGGCGTTGGGTGCAAACTTGTCTAGCAGCCGCCACCAAGGCGCACCGGCAGTTTCCGCGGTGCCAATGTTAGGCTGCGAAAACCATGCCTGCACATCGTCAATGCTACGCATATGCCGTAACTCTTCGTGGCCGCACATCCATTCACCGTAAGTCAAAAACTGGGACAGCCAAGCTGACCGCGACCTAGGTAAAGAGAATACGACGAAAGGCGGCATTAACTAATCTCGCGTCCAGACGCACGCAAGTTGACCGCCGCTGCCGCTGACGCAAGCGTAGAGACAAACCCGCCGGACGGCAGGGTGTGGCCTACGATCTCTGGAAAGGTGTATGTCTCGCCGGGTTGCAGCGTCCGCGTCTTGACGATCAGGTTGCTGTTGCCGGCGGCTTCGCTGACCGCTGCCAAGTTGACGCTGACGTTGACCATGCCACTACTGAAGTTGGTCGCCGTGAACTTGTCAATGATAGTCGTGGTGCTGCTGGGCGACACATACTGCACTGTCTGCGCGTTTTCCATATTCTTGGCAGGGATGATGTTTGCTGCAATAATTGGCATGGGCCTATCCTATCAGGTTACGTTGCCGGTGACGTAGAATACTTCAGTGCCAACGCACAGCACTGTAGCGACACCGTAGGCTGCAATGGTGCGGCTGCCTGTGGTTGCAGTGCCGCCAAGCCGTAGCGTCGTTCCAGCGCCCTGTGTGAGCGTCACGGTGCTGCCGCTGCTGTTGACCACATAAAACAAGTTTCCTGCTACAAACACGCCCGACGGGATTGTCGTGGTCGCAGACACATACAGGTGCTTGCCATCGTCGGAAGCGGCAGCAGTAGTGTTGAGGCTTTGCGGGACGCTGCGGTAGCCAACAGTGTACGGCGTGCCAAGGCTGTCGTTGACCGTTGACGCCGACGCCAAACCTGTAATGGTCTTGTTTGTCAGCGTCTGGGTGGCTGTCAGATAGACGCCGTTTGTGACTGTGCCAGCGTTGCCGGATATGTCGCCGGTGATGGTGGATGTTGTGATTGTGACGCCGCTGATCGTGCCGCCGGTGATAGCCACGTTGTTGGAGTTTTGGCTGGCGATGGTGCCGTAGGTCGCAATGTTATCGACGGTCCATTGCAGCACGTCAGCCGCGCTTTCCAAGACTACTTTGTAACTAGTAGCAGTAGAGAACCACAGGTTACATTCGCCGCGGGAGTCCAGAATAATCGGATTGGTGTTAGGCGTAACCCCTGACGCATCAGTGTACGTCTGCAACGGCGTTGTCGTACCAGCAGCATAGGTATAGACCTTGCCGCCAACCAACGGGCTACCGTTAGCATCGAAGAATTGTGCTTTAGGTTGTGGAGCAAGAACAGTCATAGCTAGGCCTCAATTAAAGTTACTAGTGGCCGTCAGGATAACGGACGGAATTGCGGGGGCAGGAGCAGCAGCAGCCGCTGCAACAATTTGGCAACCTGTATCATCAGTAGAAAAAACCAATTCAAAATAATCACCGGCGTTTAGCTTTACCACATAATTGCCTGTGGCGACAACTACCGCGCTACTTCCGGCTAGAGTTACTTTTCTTGCAGAGTTTGCCGCGTTAACACCATTTACTCTGTACCAAATAAAAACATTTCCTGTGCCAACGCTGGCTTTGATAAGTTGCGCGGAAAACTCAAAGTTGTAAATGCGTATGCGATCCACAAACACTTGCGATGTAGTTGCGCCAATGTAGACGCCATCAGTTATGCTTGTGGTGTTAAACGTAATTGGATATGCCGTGCTGATAGCAGCGGCTGTTTGTGTGGTCGTACTGTAGAACGCGCCGTTGCGGTTATCTTCAAGTTGCGGCGTGTACAGCGGAGCCAAGTCCTGTCCTGAAGACGAACTTGCCGCCGAGTTAGCTTGACCGCCTCCAGTTATGGTAAAAAGATTAAACAGATACCTGTACCACTCGCGCGTCACCGTGCCGTCAGACGCGTCCGTAATTGGGACGCGCGACGCGGGGATACGGGTAAGTAAGTCGTTAGGCATTTGTGCCGCTCAGTTGCAGTTCAGCGCCGGTCAAGTAAATACGGACAGGGTCACTGCCAGACACTTCGTAGACGCGGTCGCGCAGCTTCAGCGTCATGCCAAGCCGGCGCCATATGACGCGGGTGCCTGTTGCGCCTATCTTGCCCATAGACGCCCAGTGTTCGTTAGACCATGTATGGCCGCCATCGTCGGACCAGCGGAGCATAGCTTGCGGATCGTCGCCTTGGCCGTCGTTCAGGCCAACGCCGGTTTCGCACTCAAGCTGCAAGGTGTGGTTTGCTGTACGTTTGAGATTGTTCTGGCCTGTCGGCAACGCGCGCCACGACCGCAACCAACGCTGCGCTATATCGTTGTCCGCAAAAACGTTTAGTTCGAACGTGTAGATGTTGCCGTTGGCGTAGTCACCGACGATGATGTTGCCTTGGAAGTTACACTGGCAGTTGCTGCGGTGGCGTGAGAACGCGCCGCTAACGCC